TCCAAATATATTATCATATGGTAATGATGATTGTGATATTTTAGAATATAACACTAGATCCTCAAATGCACTTAATGGAAGTATTTCCAAAGTAAGAGTTATTTCGGAAGGATTTAATTTCGATAAACTCCCTACATTTGGAGATGTCACATCTGTGAATGGTAGAAATGCCAATATTATTGGAGTATCCACTTCTATTGGTAGAATCAAAAAGACTAGACTTCGTGATATTGGATATGACTATCCTTCAGATAAGACTCTTAGACCAGAAGCATTTGTACCACCAATTGTAACTGTTGATAATTTAGATACAATTCAAGAAATTGATATTAAGTTTGCCGGTGCAAAATATCTTGCTGATCCAGACGTTATCCTCTGGAATGATACAACTAAGAGTATTGTTGATACAACAACCCTTATTGCAAAAGCACCAAATGGATCTATTGCTGAGATTGTTCAATTAGCACCAATATTTGGATTAGATTCTGAACCACACAAAATTATTACAATTAATAACTCAAATGGTGTGGGTATCGTTTCAATGATTAGTGGGCCAACTGGAATTGCAACTTGTGTACTTAAGACACCAATTCTTGGATACAATCAAGCACCATTTTCTGTCGATGATAGAGTATTTGTTGAGGGCATTGAAATGTCATCTCCAGATGGATCGGGATTTAATTCCAGTGACTACGACTATCAATTATTCAAAGTAATACAATTTGCAAATACTAGTCCAGCAACTTTGACTTTCCAATTAATTGATGCATCAGGTGTGGGTCTTACAACTAATGCAGGTATTGCCAAGACATATCAATCAGGGTATGCAACTCTTATCAATGAGGACATCTATCCACGCATCGATATCAAGCAAAAGAGGGGAACATTTGCTAAGAATGAAAGACTATTTGTCAATAGTGATGGTAATGGATTCCGTTCCGAAGATGTGTTTATTTCTCTGGTAAGAGATGATTATATCAAATATACTGGAAAATATAATCTTAACAAAGGTGATATTGTTAAAGGAATTATTAGTGGTGTAATTGCAGAAGTAACCAATGTTGATAGGAAGAGAGCAAAATTTGTAGTTGATTACTCCTCAAGAATGGAACTTGGTTGGAGTGATGACATTGGCAAAATTAGTGAAGATTATCAAGTAACTCCTAACAATGACTATTATCAGAATCTTTCATATTCAATTAAGAGTCCTATAACCTGGGATGAACTTTCTACTCCAGTAAACAGTATTGTTCACCCAGCAGGTCTTAAGAACTTTGCGGATGTTGGTGTAACTTCCATTGGTAGGAGTAGTATTGGTCTTGGTGGAACAACTACAGCAATTGTAATTCTTGATGTGGTTAATGAGAGAAGAGTTGATATTATCAATAACTTTGATAATGCAGTAGATGTTGATCCAAGAGTAAGTCCTGTTACAGGTCTCACACAATCAAATGCTCTACAGATTCAGAATAGAAAGTTAACAGATTATATTGAGTGTAGAACTAATAGAGTTCTCATTCATGATGATATTAGTAATAAGTTTTCTAGTAGAGGATTTAAGGACACTTTCGTTGAAATTGAAGAAATTGATTTTGTAGAAAATCATATAAGATATGTAATACAAGTTGCTGATCCAGATAGTAAAGATGTTCAATTATCCGAATTAGTTGTTCAATCAACTACCAATGATATTTTCGTATTCGAGAAGTATAGTTCATTTACATCTACCAAACTTGGAGACTTTAGTGCAAATATTGATAGTTTTGGAAGAAAAACTCTCATCTTTACTCCAACAGATGCCTTTGAAAAAGATCATGATATCAAAGTACTCAAAAAATCATATCTTTTCCAAGCACTTCCTCCTGGAAACTCGGGTATTGGTACTCAAGCAATTGGTTCTGTAAATCTTGTCAGTTCCTTTGTCGGTCTTTCTAGTGTATCCGGTGGTAATAATATTGGAACACTTGCAGAATTCAATGATAATGATTTCAATGGATTATTTGCAAATATTGAGATTTCTAATAGATTTAGTGGAGAAACTAACTATGTCGAAGCTACAATTGATTTTGATGGAACTGATACCTATGTAAGTGAATATTATTTTGATCATACTACACAGTCATATAGTGCATCAAATGTTGGACTTGTAAGTGCAATTTATGATGCTAATTCAGGTATTGTTTCTGTACGTGGTCGTAACTTTGATCAGGTTGATGCTTTTGACTACAGAACACATATTGTTGGATTTGGTAATACCACAACTGGAATTGGAACATATAGATTCCTTCTCAATAATCAACCTGCAGGAACAGAAAGAAGTGCAAGATTAGAATCGACTATTGGATTTGGTACTGATGTAGTAAGAGTTGGAACTTTTGATAGCAGATTCATTTCTGCAGCAGCAGCAATCGTTCGTGTTTCTGCTGGAACAACATCAGCAATTCATCAAGTCAATATTCTTTCAAATTCAAGAACCAGTGAAGTTACTGTCACTCCTGGACCATTTGCACCAGTTAATAATGTTACTGGTCTTGGTACATTTGGTGGAGAGATTAGTGGTAATGAATTCTATCTTAATTTCTATCCAGATTTGGGATACAATATAGAGGCACAAGCATTTAGTGAAGTCTTCTATAGAGAGATGGACTTTGATAACCAAGCAAATTCACTTTCATATGGTCCAACTGATCAATTGATATTCCTCTCTGCATTTGATGGACTTAATGGTTTGAGAGCAAATAGAACTAACTTTACATTGACTCATGAAGGTAAACCAATTTATGTGAAGACATTTGACCCCACAAATACTGTTGATATTAATTATTCAACAGGTGTATTCACATTAAGAGATCATTTCTTTAATACTGGAGAAGAATTGATTTATAGACCAACTTCGACCTTTATTGGCATTGGAACACAACCAATGGGAATTGGTGCAACTGTAAACCATCTTGGTATTGTAACAGATAAACTACCAGATAGAGTTTATCCAATTGCCCTAACTCCAGATACATTTAAATTATCAACAACACCACAGTTCGCTGCTGCAGGTATATCCGTTACCTTCACTGATGCAGGAATCGGAAATGCTCATGAATTGGAATTTACTAAGAAGTTGAGCAAAACTGTCATCGCTATTGACGGTATTGTACAACAACCAATAACATTTACCCCAATTAACCACAAACTTGATTTTAATAGTGGAGAAATTTCTGTAGGTATTTCGACATTTAATATTACTGGAATTTCTTCTGTTCAACCAAGAGACCTTCTGAGAGTTGATGATGAATATATGAAGGTTGTTGAGGTTGGTCTTAGCACAAATATTGGTGGTCAAGTTCTTGGTCCTATTAACGGTCTTATTGCTGCTGGTGTTGCTGCAACATTCCCAACAGTCTCTGTACAGAGGGGTGCTGTTGGATCTGCAGCGACATCTCACATTGACGGATCAACTGTTCAAATCTATAGAGGTGCTCTCAATATTGTTGGAAATGAAGTTCACTTCATTGATCCACCAAAAGGTAATAATAGAGCAAGAAGAAACGAAAGCAATCTTCCATATGTAACTGCACAATTTTCTGGAAGAACTTTCCTAAGATCTGATTATGACACTAATATGGTATTTGATGATATTTCAGATTCTTTTACTGGAATTGGTAAGACTTTTGCATTAAAAGTTGGTGGTGCAGATACAACGGGTATTGATGCTGGTAACGGTATTCTGTTTATTAATGGGGTATTCCAAACTCCTACAACTGAAAATAATGCAGGAAATAACTATGAAGTTGATAATGATACTACAGTAGGAGTCACGAGTGTAATTTACACAGGTATCACTTCTGTAAATGGATCATTTATTGAATCTGATTTTGATATTAACCAAAATCAACTCCCAAGAGGTGGTCTTATTGTTTCTTTAGGTTCTACTCCTGGTCTTGGATATGCTCCTCTAGTTGGTGCAGAAATTAAAGTTCTAAAGAATTCTACAGGTCAACTTACAGATCTCATTGGTATTAATACAGTCGGTTCTACAGTTGCTATTTCTACAGCACTGTATAATAATATAACAGGAATACTTGAAATTGAAACCAACGATTCTCATAATATCTTAGGTGGAGATTTTGTAAAACTTAATAATCTAGAATTTAGTTGTGGCAGCACCGGATACGGTACAACAACCATCTTCCCAGATTATGATTATCCTGTTAATGTTGTTCAGGTAATTTCTGCAACCAAAGTTTCAATCAGAGTGGGTCCATCTACAATTCCACATACTTATGAAACTGGCGGAACCGTTAGAAGATACTTTACCAATAATTTTGGATCTGGATATAGAGAACCAGTTTCTATTGGTATTACAGATCTAGCATACGAACATAAGTTCATCAGATCTGTAAACAATAGTGTTACTGCAAGTAATGGTGGACCATTTACACCAACTAAAGCAGATTACACTTCCCATACAGGCGTATTGAGACTTACTATTCCAAGTCACGGTTTGGATACTGCGGATACTATTCAGATTGCAACGGATGGTTTAATCTTTAGTTGCTCTGATGATGACTTCTTTACCGAGCAACCATATCCAAGAGCAACTGATCCTGCTGCAGGAGCAACTCTAGGAATTACATCATTCACCACCAATACAATCAGTGTTGGTGTTGGATCTGCTGGTGGTAGCGGAACTGGTGCCGTAGTTGATGCAACAGTTGGCATTGGAGGAACTTTAGCATTCTCAATCACAAATCCTGGTCAGGGATATATCAATCCAGCATTGATCATTCCAGAACCAAACTATGAGAATGTAGAAGTTGTTGGTGTCTCTAGACTTGGTATTGGCGCAACAACTGAAACTGGTAGAAACCTCTTGCTGAATCTTACTGTGGGCGCAGCAGGAACAAGTAACGTTGGTATTGGATCTACACTATTCTTAATTGATAGTTTTAAAATTGCAAGGTCTGGATATGCATTCAAACCTGGTGATATTATTGAAGCTGTTGGTCTTGTAACAGCAAAAGATTATACTCAACCAATAGCACCTTTCCAACTTGAAGTTGTTGAAACCTTTACCGATAGATTCTCCTCTTGGTCCTTTGGTGAAATGGATTATATTGATAGTGTCTTTGGTTATCAAAATGGAACTAGAAGGAGATTCCCACTTTATTACAATGGTGAACTCCTAAGTTTTGAATTAGATCCAAATAACCCTCTTTCTGCAAATATTGATCTTGATTCTGTTCTTGTTATCTTTATTAATGGTGTATTGCAGACACCTGGATATTCGTATCAGTTTACCGGCGGAACTTCATTCTTGTTTATGGAAGCACCTAAGGTAAATGATAAAGTTGATATTTTCTTCTATATTGGTCAAGATGGTATTGATGTTCTTCAGGTGGAAACCACTGAGACTCTCAAGATTGGTGATGATGTAAGAATGTTGAAACAACCACTAATTTCAACATCCCAAAAACAAATTGATGATAGAGCAATTACAGAAATTGTAGGTTCTGATATTATGGAAACTAACATCTATAGTGGTCCAGGTGTTGATGATACTAACTTCAGACCATTTGATTGGATTAAACAGAAGAAAGATATCTATGTAAAGGGTGATATTGTTAGTAAGGTGAGATCAGTCTTAGAAACTAAGATCTTCCCAACTGCAAAAATTATTGGTGATGTTACTCCAACTTCAAGTGATATCTTTGTAGATAATGCACAATTCTTTGATTATGACGAAATTATTCTGGATCTTAATCAGAATACATTTACATTCGATGCATTTATGATGGAAACTTCAAATGAACCAGTTTCTGCAGCGTTTACTTCTACAGTTTCCATTGCAGGTACTGTCTCTGCAGTAACCATTGACAATGTTGGATTTGGATATACAACTTCTACAATTGATATTAAGTTCTCAGCACCTAAAGAAATAGGTGTTGGTATTGGAACCACTGCAACCGGAACTGCTACCATTTTAAATGGTCAAGTTTCTTCAGTTACAGTTATCAATCCTGGATTTGGATATACAAATACAAATCCACCAAGAATTATTGCAGAACTTCCCACACCCCTATATGAAACTATCAATACAGTTCAAAATGTTCAAGGATTTAGTGGAATTATTACTGGAATCAGTACAACAACTGGTACAGGTGGACACCCACTTGCATTGAAGTTTAACTTCCGCGCAATGAAAGATTATGGTGAAAATGGTGAAGCAAATGTTGCTTCTGATGCACTAGATTTGGTAGCAGGATATCCTATTATGATTTACGATACCACAGTTGGTAATGGAGTTACTTCCGTAAATAGTAGTGATTCTGCAATTGTTGGTATTGGTACGACATTCCTTGATAACGTTTATGTTGTCAACTCAATAACAAGTCTTGCATCGAATGCCGAAATTATTTGTAATATTGATTCGGGTAGTCCTGTAATTGGAATACTCGAAAGTGGCACTTTTAATGATCTTCAGGCAGGATTAACAACTTCTCTTGGAAAACTTTCTTGGGGAAGAATATATAACTATGACAATAGAACTAATGGAATTTCTATTGGAGTCACTGGTTTGACTGTTGATGCAGGATTATCAACCTTCCCAACTATCCAAAGGAGAGGAAACTTTGGTGAAGGCAAAACTGGAGCAATACGTTCCAGAAAACCACGCGCTGATGGTGTAAGTCTGGAAGCTGATAACAACTTATCATTCTACATTCAGTAATCTCCTATAAATATATAAAAAAAGATAAAGATGTCAGCAATTGTTACTGATCAATTTAGAATTTTGAATGCCAGTAACTTTGTGGATTCTGTTGAATCCACAAGTAACTCTTACTATATCACAGTTGGTCTACCCAACCCAACTAATGTTGGTTTTGGTAGGACAGTTGCTTGGAATACCAATCCACCAGCCCCAATTGATAGTGTTGCTTATAACAACCATGCGGGTGATCTTGTTTTATATGGTAAGAAGGTAACTTCTGCCAATGTAAGACGATTAGTCCGACGTATTAATTGGGTCTCTGGAAGTAGATATGAAATATATCGTGATGACTATAGTATTACTAGTCCAGCACCTATAACTAATGCATCTAGATTATATGATGCAAATTACTATGTAATGAATGAAGATTATAGAGTTTATATCTGTATTGAAAATGGATCTAATGGTGATAATCCAAAAGGAAATGTTTCTCAGGATCAACCGAAATTTACAGATCTAGAACCAACTAGAGCTGGCGATAGTGGAGATGGATATATTTGGAAATATCTATTCACTATTCCTCCAAGTGATATTATCAAATTCGACTCTACAGAATATCTTACTGTACCTAATGAGTGGCAAACTAGTACAGAATCTCAAATAAGAACTATTAGAGAATCTGCCGACTCAAGTGTAAATGAGAATCAAATTAAGACTGTTTATATTGAAGCATCTGGTTCCAACTATGCAAATGGTTTAGGACAAGAATTTAATATTATTGGTGACGGTACTGGAGCAAAAGTTAGAGTTGATGTAGAAGGTGGAAAAATTACAAATACTACAGTTACTTCTGGAGGAAAAGACTATAGTTATGCATTAGTTGATTTAGGATCAATCAATTCAAATAGTACTGGCACTCCTGCACATTTAATTCCAATTATTCCTCCATCAAATGGTCATGGATTTGATGTCTACACTGAATTGGGTACCGATAAAGTTCTTGTTTATGCAAGATTTGATGATTCTACAAAGGATTTCCCAGTTGATACAAGTTTTGCACAAGTTGGTATTGTAAAGAATCCAACAAAAGTCGGAACTAGTGATGTATATCAAGAAAATACTTTCTCTGGATTAAGTTCTTTCAAATTTTCTTCAATTACAGGAACACCAAAAATTGGAGAAAAGATTGAACAGATTGTTTCTAGTGGAACTGGAAAAGCATTTGGTTATGTTGCATCATATGATCTTGAGACTAAGGTTTTGAAGTATTTTAGAGACAGATCTCTCTTCTATAATCAGACAACCTTTAACCAAAGAGATTATGCAGGTATATCTACAAATGGTAGACCATATGATTTTGAAGCATCATCAAATGTAATCAGTGGCAATGTATCTAATTTTTCTGCTTCAATCGATACTGGATTTGCAGGAATCACAACAAATCCAACAGGAACAAAATTAATTAATCTTGGTGTTGATTTCACCAGTGGCATGGCAGTTCCTGAAATAAATAAAGGATCAGGAGAATTAATTTATCTTGACAACAGATCTAGCATTGCTAGAAATGCCCGCCAAAAAGAAGACCTCAAAATTATACTGGAATTTTAAAAAATGCCACAAAAGACGAATTTAAACGTAAGTCCTTATTATGATGATTTTGATAAGGCAGATAATTTTTACAAAGTTCTGTTTAAACCTGGGTACCCTGTTCAGGCCAGAGAATTATCAGGTCTTCAGTCGATTCTACAAAATCAGATAGAATCCTTTGGCAGTCATATGTTCAAAGAGGGTTCTATGGTGATTCCTGGAGGAATCACTTGCGATAATGCCTTTACTACGGTTAAGGTTAATGGAGACCACTTAGGAATTGATATTACGGTATATTTGGATGCTGTTATAAATGCAAATAATGGTAAAGGGTCTAAGGTAAAGGGAGAAAATTCTGAGATTGTGGGAACAATCAAAGGATATTTGTTGCCCCCAGAAGAAGGTGTTGAGGAAATAACACTGTTCGTCAAGTACCAAGATGGTGGCGTTGATGGGACAAGCGTTGAGTTTGAAGATGGTGAAACTCTTATTCTTCAAGAGAATATAACGTATGGAAATACTTCTATTGTCTCTGGAGATACTGTTTTTACAGTTAATTCAGTAAATGCAACAAACACAGGGTATTCTGTCGGTGTAGCAGAAGGTGTATATTTTATTAGAGGAACTTTTGTTGACGTTCCAAATGCACAAATTGTTCTTGATCCTTTTGACAATGAACCATCGTTCAGAGTTGGATATGATATTATTGAGGAAATTGTAAATGCGGATCAAAATCCAAAACTGAATGATAATGCAAAAGGGTTTACTAACTATGCTGCACCGGGTGCAGATAGATTAAAAATTCAACTTAAATTAACCAAAAAACAACTCACAGATAACGAAGATACTAGTTTTGTTGAATTAGTAAGAATTGATAAGGGTGAAATTAAAAAGTTACAGAATAAGTCAAACTATAATTTAATTAGAGATTACTTCGCAAAGAGAACTTACGAAGAGTCTGGCAATTATGCTGTTGATAGTTTTATTGTAGATGTTATTGACACTTTAAACAATGAGACTGGCAACGGAGGTCTCTTCAGAGAGGATGAAGTAACTAATGAGGGGAATACACCTAGCGACAATTTGATGGGTGTTAGAGTGTCTGCTGGCACTGCCTACGTTAAAGGATATGATATTGATCTTGTTGGTTCTAGTATAATTGATGTAGAAAAACCAAGAACCACCAAAACAGTAGGTGGTTCTCTAATTCCATTCGCTCTTGGAAGTTTAGTAAGAGTAAACAATGTTCATGGAACACCATATTTAAATATTGGTGATACTGCAGCAAATGGTTTAGATAGTACCAACACTAATATTATTGAATTATATTCTGAAAGAAGAAATGCATCAGGTAATACCAACATTTCCGATGCATCTGGTGCTGGTCTATCAACTAAGGTTGGTGAGGCAAGAGTTTACTGGTGGGGTGTGACGGATGATTCTTACAAGGATGGATCAACTAGTTGGGATCTCTATCTCTATGATATTCAAACATATACAAAACTAACTCTAGCAAACGCATATAGCACTGCGGATGTACCTGTCACTTCATATATTAGAGGTCTCTCTAGTGGTGCTACTGGATACGTTTCAGTTATTGCAACTAATGATTATAGTCTTACCCAGACTTCGGGAAGATTTTTAATTGGTGAGCAAGTAATCATCAATGAGAATCCTAAGTTTAAGACTGGTATCACAGGTATGGCAATCTATGATACCTCCGATATTAAAGCAGTATTCCAAGACTCTGATGGATTAAATAGTGCTTTACATACAAATTTCATTGCAGATACTGTTCTTTATGAGCAAGAACTTGAAAGATTTGGTGTAAAGGATCAGTTAGTTATTAGTGGCAGTAATACTGGTAAGGTTTCGGGAAGAAACTTCCAAGATGGTGAGGGTGGTATTAAACTTGGCAGTATAATTAAGTATCAGACAGGTGGAGATCCGAACTTTAATGTTGTCAATGCAATCCGTGCTGATGGAAGTGCAGTAACTTTAGGAGCAGCACCAACTGCCGTTGGTGGTGTAAACAAAAGTAGTGTGGATAATGGTCAATATAATTTCTCCTTGATGGTTCCAAGAATCCGTCAATATGGATCAAATGGTCTATATGCAACAATGCCAGTAGAAAATACTGCAACTGTTGATCTAGCAAATGCTGATCTCACAATTACAAAACAGATTACAGGTAAGTCTGTTACAAGCAATAGTCTTACTTTAGATGTTGCTGATGCTGTAGATGTAAGTGCAGGAATTACTAGCGTATTTTTTGAAACATTTGATGCTGAGAGATATACGATTACTGATAACAGTGGTTCTCCAATTCAAATTAATAGCGGAAACTTTACTTTAGGTGCGAATGGCAACTCTGTAACTTTCAGTGGTCTTGCTAATGGTGCAGTTACTGTCCAGGCGACTCTAAAGAAACAAGGTGTAACTAATAAAACGAAGGATTTTGCAAGATCAAATAAGGTATCCATTGTCAAAACTATTGGCGCAACTTCAACAGTTGGTCTCACAACTTCTAAGTTCTATGGAACTAGAATCGAAGATACTGAAATTTCTCTAAACGTACCTGATGTTGTAAATGTACGTGCAGTTTACGAATCAACTAATGCTGCAGCACCTGTTCTTGATAAGTTAACTTTTGCAACTGGTCTTTCTTTGGATCAGAATGCAATTGTTGGTGAAAAAATTATAGGAAAAGATAGTAGAGCAGTAGCACAAGTTGTAAATAGGACTGCAAATAGTATTGAATATGTAAAACTGAATACTAATAATTTTTCTGTTGGAGAATCTGTTAAGTTTAGAAATTCTGCCATCGAGAGTGTAATTCAAGAAATAACACCAGGTAGTTATAGTGACAGAACTTCAAACTATAGATTAGATAAAGGTCATCGTCATCAATTCTGCGACTATTCTAGAATTGTTAGAAGGAAGGGTAGTGCAGTACCTTCTAGACAATTGCTAATTATATTTGATTCATATAAGGTTGGATCAAATAATACTGGTGATATTTTCACTGTAAATTCTTATTCACAGGATAGGTTTACTAGTGATATCCCAACATTGCCAAATGGTTTACGATGTTCCGATCTTTTAGACTTCAGACCTAGAGTTAAAGAGTTTGATCCTTCTACAGATGCGTCCCCATTTGCATTTAATATTAGACAATATGAATATAATTATAAGTATGTTGTTTCTCCAGATGAAACTTCATTCTTAGGGTATAGTTATTATCTACCTAGAATTGATTTAGTTAGCATTAACCGTTTAGGTGAAATTGAAGTTATTAAAGGAGAACCTGCCGATATTCCTCAAGCACCAGTTCTTGCGGATGATGCAATGGAAGTTGCACAAATTCTATTGCCTCCATATTTGTACGATACAACGAAGGATCCCAAAATTCTGCTTCGTGATAATAGAAGATTCACGATGCGTGATATTGGAAAACTTGAGGATAGAATTGAAAATCTAGAAGAAGTAACTAGTCTATCTCTTCTTGAACTCAGCACTAAAACATTAGATGTAACAGATGCTAACGGTCTTAGTAGATTCAAGAGTGGATTTATTGTTAGTGACTTTAGAGATAAGTCATTGATGGATCCACGCCTTTCAACAGTGGATATATCTAAAGAAGGTGCTACTTGTATTGCACCAGTTGATTTCTGGTCTATGAATGCACAGTTGGCATTGGATCCTGGAATTGATCCTACTACAACAGATTTGAGTCAAAATCTCAAACTTTTAGATCCAAACATTCAGAAAACTGGAGATCTTCTTACGCTCAAATATGAAGAA